TATACTGCGGTCAGCGCAGACAGTCAGCTGTCAGATAGCGGCGAAGAAACTTTCAGGCGACGAGTATATTTTAGTTAAGAAATCACGCATATTCCGCCTGAGAATAGGTGCGGCTATAGGCGATAATGCAGTACCATCGCCCGATGTGTCTATGGACGCACTAGACCGCATAGACGCCATAGGCAGGCAGGCACACGCAGATATGCAGACAGCCGTCACCGCCGCAGAAACAGCGACAACAGCGGCAGAGAACGCAAAAAAATCTGCCACAGCCGCAGGTGTATCAGCAGACACGGCAGAACAGGCGGCGGAACGTGCCGAAACTGCACAGGCGGCGGCTGAAACGTCCGCAACACAGGCTGACACTGCCATGCAGGGCGCAGAAACCGCACGTCAGCAGGCGGTCACAGCACAGAACGCCGCTAAGGTATCCGCAGCGCAGGCATCAACGGCAGCACAGCAGACCGAAGCTGATAAGACTATAACTGCTGGGTATGTTAAAACCGCCAAAACCTGCGCCGACAGCACTGCGGCAGACAGACAAGCGGTGCAGACGTTGGCAACGCAGGTCACAGCCGACAAGGCTAATGTAGCGGAAAACACTGCTAAGGTCGCAGAGGACAGAACAGCCGCTGAAACTGCTGCACAGACAGCACAGGCGGTGGCTGACAGTCTGCCTGATGATTATGTAACGGCTGTCGGAAAAATCGCTGAAAATACGGCTGAAATAGCTAACGTTAAACTAACAGACAAGGAACTGCAAAGGCGTGTGGACGCACTGTATTCCATAGGTCAGGGTATCACGCACCAGTTTGAAACTGACACAGATACGGCATATGCCAAGACTATTCCTACAGGGGCAAAGCTGATGAGCGTGAAGTCAATAGGTGGTCATTCTGAGGTCATTGACGGTGAAATAGTCAGTGCCGGCACGGAGAGCGTTGTGGAGCAAGGAAAGAATTTGTGGAATTTGGAAAGCTACACAGCTAGTGATTTGGTTGATTTGAAAACAGGATATTGGGGCGTAAAATTGAGTGTAAAACCAAATTCTACATACTGCATTTCAGTCACACGAGATACTGCGTTATGCGGAACGTATGGAAAATTGATAGGTGCAGATAAACGTGAGATTAAATTTTTTGGGCATAAGACAATGAGTGATATAAATGCCTATACAGGACACCCTGTCGCATTTCAGACGGCTGATGAGGATTATGTGTATGTTGCGATTAATTCGTTCAACGGTTTTGACACATGGAAATCTGATCTTTTGAAGTATTTTCCAAGTTTCCAAATTGAGAAATCCTCAACCGCTACAGCCTACGCCCCCTACCACAGCAACGTTTACCAGATACCCGAAGCTATCAAGGCACTGCCTGGCTACGGCATTGAGGGGAATGTGACAGACTATGAGGCTAAGACCTATACGCAGAACAACACTGTTGACGGTACGGAAATCAAGGCGTTAGATACACCAATCGTCACCGACATTTCAACCCTGATTGACGATGATTTTCTGCGGAACATCGAAGTCGAATCAGGCGGTTCGGTGACGTTCAAAAACAGCAATGACAGCTATCGAATACCAGTGCCAAGCGAAGAGGAATACATCGTTAAACTGTCAGAGATAGGAGGTACAACATGACGGATTTACAAAAGAAAATGGCTGACAAGCTGGGGTTGACCCAAGAAGATTTTGAAAAACCTACAGTGACCGAGCAGGACAAAATAATGGCACAAGTGCTATACACAGCTGCTATGACAGGCACGCTGATAGGTGAGGAGGGCGAGTGATGTATTACAGCATTATTAAACGTTTCTATGATCTGGGCGTGTATTCGCTGGCAAAGGTCAGAGATTTTGTCGGGGCAGGCGTTATTAGCCCGGAGCAGTTCAAAGAAATCACAAAGGAGGTATACCATGAAACAGAAGTTAGCGAAGCTGATTGATGTGAAGTCGATAGTAACGATACTGCTTACAGCGGTTTTCTGCGTGCTGGCACTTCGCCGCACCATAACCGCAGAGCAGTTCATCACGGTGTTTACGGTGGTGATATCGTTCTATTTCGGCACGCAGTCAGCCAAAAGAAAGTCAGGTGATGATGAATGACGGAGGCAATTATCGTCGCACTGATAACGGCTGCGTCTGCGGTAGCGTGTCAGCTTGTTATTGCGGCAAACAGCCGTAAGACTATGCAGCAGGCACAGTACGACAGCCAAAAGCTTATTGAGTACAAGATAGACAAGCTGTCTGAGCGTGTGGACAAGCACAACAGTGTTATTGCTCGCACCTATAAGCTGGAACAGGATTATGCGGTGGTCGCTGAACAGATAAAGGTCGCAAACCACCGCATCGAAGATTTAGAAAGGAAGTAATTTTATGGCAAAGACATTTAAGGGCATTGACGTTTCACAGTATCAGCAGAACATTGACTTCAAGAAGGTCAAGGCTTCGGGGGTCGATTTCGTTATCATTCGTGCTGGTTACGGCAAGTATGCACATCAGAAAGACCCATATTTTGAGAGCCACTACAAGGCAGCTAAGGCGGCAGGGCTAAAGGTCGGTGCTTACTGGTATAGCTATGCGGCAACTGTTGTGGAAGCAAAGGCAGAGGCTCAGACCTGTATCAACGCTATCAGGGGCAAGACGTTTGAGTATCCGATATACTTCGACCTCGAGGAGCGTTCACAGTTCGCAAAGGGCAGAGCATTTTGCAACAGCCTTGTCAAGACTTTCTGCAATGCACTTGAACACGCAGGCTATTGGGCAGGACTGTATATCAGCCGTTCGCCTTTACAGCAGTACATATCTGCCTATGTTGCCAAGAGATACGCTCTGTGGGTCGCTGAGTACGGCTCACGCTGCAACTTTAGCGGTACATATGGGATGTGGCAGTACACAAGCAGTGGCAAGGTCAGCGGTATCAGCGGCAATGTTGACATGGATATCTGCTATGTGGACTATCCTGCGAAGATCAAGGCGGCAGGGCTGAACGGCTTCAAGAAGCAGGCTATCAGACCGACTAGCAAGCCGACTACAAGCTCTACCAAGAAAACAGTGACTTATACTGTGAAACGTGGAGACACGCTCTCGGGCATCGCACGGCGTTACAAGACCACTGTTGAGAAGTTGGTCAAGGATAATGGTATCAAGAACGCTAATCTCATTTATGTGGGGCAGAAAATAAAAATCAAATAGGTAGAATTTCAGCCGACAGGGATTATTCCTTGCCGGCTGATTTTGTTTGCACATGTAATAAGACTAATTATTATTTTGTGATATTTGAAAATAAAGTCGAATAAATTAAATAGAGTCTATTGACAATGTTGCAGCTTTATGATATAATTAGTTTAAAGGAGCGTGAGTATTATGACAAACATAATGGCATTTTCTTATGATTCAAGGCCAATCCAAACAATTATTAACCAAATTAAGAACGTTAACAAACGTGACGGAATTGACTTGCAGCCTTCATATCAAAGAGGATATATTTGGGGCCCTGAGTTCCAGGATAAACTTCTTTATAGTATCATAAAGGGTTATCCTATTGGAAACATTAGTTTGAGAGTTAGAACAGACAAAAATGCAAAGGGTGCAATGCAAGAGGTTGTTGATGGTCAGCAGCGTCTTACAACTATATATAATTTTGTTACTGGTCAACATTCCATACAAGGTGAATGTGCAAAAGACATTATTGAGTACATAATTGATTATGTTGATTCAGATTCAGAGTCTGTAAATGAAGTGGATAAATTAAGACGAAAGTTGAGCAACAGGGGCAAAGTGATTCTTAAATTTAGTCAGTTGCCTGATGAAATTAAGGAAAATATATTCTCTTTTAATATTTCAATCACAAACATAACTAACTCAACCGATGAGGAAATAACAGAATACTTTAGATATTTGCAAAATCAGGAGCGTTTAAGAGCTGGAGAAATTATTAATTCGCTACCTAGCACATCGTTGGAAGCATATTTGGATAGGATAAGCGATAGGAATAGATTTTTCGGCATATTCAGTTTTAATAATGGACGCAAACAGTTCGATAGAACATTTTATAGCATGTTAGGCTTATTAGATGGAAAAATAAATTTTGGAGTCCTTGATAAGGCTGTTTTGCAATACGCATCGGATTGTGAAGAATTGTCTAGCTCTGCTAAAAGCAAGTGTGAATTGTTGATTTCTCAAATCAATGATATTACTAATAATAGCAACCTTCCGCATAATTTGATAAAGGCAAATATGAGGTGCTTGAAATTTTTTATGCTGACTGCTGCATTAGGGCTTGTGGATTATACAAAAGATATGGAAAAGAAACTTTTAGCTCTTGGTGCCATTAATACTAAATTATCAGCGTTTAGCTCAGCTAAGGCAGGTGAAGTGGAAAAAACTTTTAATGGTTATTCTCCAGAAGTTATTGAAGAACATAGACTCCTTGCTCTTATATCAAAAGGAGGTCATTCTTACAAGAGAGTTGAAAACAGAATGAAGATCCTTGCTTACTACATAAACGAGTTTGAAAATAAAACAACGCCATCTGGAATAAAGCCAATATAGCAAGAATTATTTCTTTAGTGAAAGGCTTTATATTAGTATGCCGTAGAGTCTTCAAAAAAATAGTTAAAACCAGCCGTCTCGGACTTTTATGGGTCTGAGGCGGCTGTTCTTATCGTTATACTATTGACCATCGAACATTGCATTAATATTCATTGGTGGCATTACTATTGGTTCTATTCCTGGTTGTGAAGTTATCAATGTGAGTTCACTCCTCAAATAAGGGAATAAAATAGACACGGTATTTTTATTCATTATTGATTCTCTTAACAAATCATTACTGCATTCCAAACTGAAATTTCCACAAAGTTCAATAATTATATGAAA